TATCCAAATTAAGTCCTGAATATAATGGAGTTTCAATGAAATGTCAGGACGTGGACCAGGATGCAGGAACTGAATTTAATTCATCCAGAGTTTTTAGAAATGGTTTTATTAAATATCGGCGGGCAGTTCATAATATAGCTATTTATGAAGGAGCCGGAAAATATGGATGTGTTTTATTTGATGCGGTAAAGATCGCTCATTATGGAGCTCATTTTAGTATTTCGGAGGAAGCGGCGGAGAAGAAAACCAAACGGACTGGTGGATTGTTATTAAGGGCGTTGAAAGACGATCCAGAGGATTATGAATTATCATTTTATCTCATGCAATTTTATGGGACAACCGGGGATTTTGATTCTGCCATTTTATACGGTGAAAAATATCTTGAAAATAAATCGAGATGCGTTGGGTTTAATGAAAGTGTTTATTTTTCGATTGTTCGTCTTTATTTGGAACAGAAGAATTTTGAGAAGTCTTATCAATGGCTCCAAGAAGCAAAAATAATCCTTCCTGATGATTTAGATATTGCTTTTGTTACTACTGAGCTTGGTGTGGCGACTGGTAATGGGGCTTTGCTTCTTGGTGGGGCCCGGACTTATTTAAAACATTATGATACCTTTACTCAAAGGCCAGATATGAAAGGATCGAGGTTTATATTTTCATTGAAACCGAATTGTCTGTATTATGTTCTCAAACATATGACTGCGTATTTGTTAGGGGATGGGGTTAATTGTTTGAATAAATTAAAAGCATCGGTTGGAGGATTATCAGATTCGGACAGATTGTCTGCTGTCGAAGAGGTTAGAAAAATTTTGGAACCAATTGGTATAAGTACCAACTAACAAAAGGAGAATTATCATGGCAACAAGCTCAAAAGCAAAAATCAGTATAGAGACCGGGCGGACGTTGATCGCCTATGCAAAAGCAACTGACGGAGGGGATCATAAAGTACATTATGCAGGGACATTGTGGAGTGGTTATTCTGATGGCGATACCGATTATTCTCCGTCCGTCAGGCCCGATGGAATGGTGTCAGGTCGGAATGTTCTTTCCGTGCACGCCAATTCAAATCAATTAACAGTTGCCGGATTTACCGCTTATTCCAAAGGGGTTGAGCGTACAGTAACGGCGGCAACGGCTACTGTTACCCGAGCGACTGGCGGGCTTAGTTTGATTCATTCAGTGACAATGGATTCATCTGGATCAATTGTCGTGGTTGAAGGAACCATTGGCACAAATACGACATTTAGCGAAACAAGAAATGCTGCTGGTGGACCTCCTTATATTCCGACCGCCAGTGTCGAGATTGGACAGGTTAGGTTGACAGCAAATACATCTGCGGCGATTACTGCCGCTCAGATATTCCAGGTTGTTGGTACTCATGCAGAACGATTTGATTATCCTACTTGGGATGAATTTAATGTGGGCCAGGGTATTGCGGCCTTGACTTCTAAAGAAAAGAATTCCCACATTAAATTTACTACCGCCTTGCCGGCTGTTCACACTGGGGGAACCTATAAAGGTGTTTATATTCAATATTATTCTCCTGTTTTTGCAGAATTGAGCAAGACAATGGATTTTAAACCTTGTGAAAATACTCCAAGTATATCTTCGACCCAGTATTATAATGGGACGATTGGGAGTTCTTCAAGGTCACTTGGTTCTGGCGGTTTTACAGCCCTTATGGCAGATAATATCTCTGATACCTTGATCGGAGAACAGGATAAAGTTATTACAGTAAAATATTGGCCAGATCGGAATAAAAATCCTTATGTTTTGACTCAGGGTGAAATTGGAATTGCAAGGACTTTTCCGGTGGCGAATCAAAATCAGGTTGCTGCAACGATTGCGGCAGAGCTTGCGAGCGCATCATTTTTGAGTTAAATTGTGGTTTGATACCAAAGGGATAATTTAAAATTAATATATAGGTATAGATATTAGTTTTAACCCCTGCAAACGGCCTTGTAAGATGGCTTAAAAGGCTATTATTAATGGTTACTATACCCTGTAGAAAACAATTACAGGGCATAAGGGGGAGGATAAAAAAAGAATGACATTTAATATAGAAAAATTTTCAGGATCGGAGTTTAATTATCCGGTAATTGATATAAAAGTTCCTACTCTGGAGCAGTTTTTTGAAGAAGATGAGCTGGCTATTTGGCAGGTAAAAGGGTTGACTGGATACGAATTGGCGAAGGTGAATGAAGCAATTAAGCTTAATAAGGATGTCGCTTCCATTATTTCCGGCATATCGTCTGAGGTGAATAGTGAAAAAATTGATGCGATAAAAGAGGCTCTTGGAATAAATGATACTTCCCCGGACGATTTGGTCAGAAGACTATCAGCATTAGTTCTTGCTTCTGTTTCTCCGGAAATCACGCAAGAAATAGCGGTTAAATTGGCGGATTCATTTCCAACTGTTTTTTATTTACTTACCAACAAAATATTTGAATTGACCGGCGATGGTAAATCGCTGGGGGAATCGAAAGCCTCTGGGGAAATAGTGACATCAGAAGCAGTTTAGCTTTGTGTTACGAAAAGAAAAAATTTCTTTATGAGGCAAGGCCAGATTTATTTCCACAGGGATTTGTGACACAAGTGGAAATGGCTTTATGGGCAAAGTATTATGAGAGTTTAAAGAGGAATTGATTGTGGCGGATGTAAAAAAAACAATTGAGATCATATTTGCTGGGGCCGACGAAGTAAGCGGGACCATTGCAACTATCACTGGTAATTTGGATGATCTTGCTGGTGGAGTTAAGGATGTATCCCAACCATTTGCTGACCTTTCTGATAATATTTTGAAATTAGACGCCGTATTAACGGCCTTTGCTGTTGGTGGATTGGCTTATGCATTCATCAAATCCAGTGAGTTTGAAGGGGCAGCAATTGAACTTCAAAAAGTCATTGGTGAAGAAATAGATTTACTCGATACGGCTAAAGATGCTGCTCTTGATTTATCAACTCAATACGGCGAAAGTAGTGCCGATATTTTATTAAGTACGGCCAATTTTAAACAAGCTGGGTTTGATGTTGAAGAAGCTATGCTGTTAACTAAATCATCGATGGATTTATCTATCGCCGGATCAATAGGGGCGGCGCAATCAAGTGAATTATTAATTTCTATTTTAAAAGGTTTTAAAGTACCTGCTTCGGAAGCGGCCCGCGCCGTTGATATTCTAAATGAAGTTTCCAATAATTATGCTACAAATGTTCAGGAACTTGGAATTGGTATGGCCCAGCTTTCTCCCATTGCAAATTTAATGGGGTTTTCTTTCGAGGAGACTGCTGGAATTTTAACTCCTGTTATTGAAATTTTTCGATCTGGTAATGAAGCAGCGGTGGCATTAAAAACGGGTCTTTTAAAATTAATTGATGATAGTAAACCTGTTGAAGATGCTCTTGCATCGATAGGGGTCGCTCAAAGAGACGTTAATGGGGATTTAAGATCAGGCAAGGATATTTTATTTGATGTTGCCATAGCTTTCCAGACAGCAGAAGAAAATGATAAATTATTTCTTGCTGCTCAACTTGTTGGAATTCGTCAAGCTGGCAAAATGGTTGAGGTGTTTAATGGTTTGGCAAAATCTACTGAAATTACATCGGTGGCAATGGGAGCGGCTGGTTCGGCGGCCTTAGAAGTTGCCGCTAGATTACAAAGTTCTGAAGCCGCCGTCAATAAATTTAAGGTAGGATTTGAAAATCTTGCGATTATTGTTGGTGATCAATTTCGTTCAGCCGCAACAGAGGCTATTGATGGGGCGACTGATATTGAACTTGTTCTTCAAAAAATGGTTAAAGATGGGACATTCGATCCCGTTTTTAATGAATTGAATGAATTTAGCAAGTTATTAGGAGAATATCTTGAAGGTGTAGCGAAAGCAATGCCCGATGCGTTTAAAGATATTGACTGGAGCGAACTACTAAAATCATTTGATGGTCTTGGGGATAGTCTTAAAGGAATATTTGCTGCTCTTTTTGGTGATCTTGATTTGACTAAACCCGCCGATTTGCAAATAATGATACAAAAAATTGTTGATAGTGTGACCCTTTTAACGAATGTTTCCAGCGGTATTATTAAAAGCTTAACCCCATTGGCTGGTAAAATTGGAGAGATAATCGATTCTTTTGTAGATTCTGATGAAGATATGCAAGATTTTATCGGAAATATTCTTGGAATGGGCAAGGCTGTTAATGTTTTGGCCGGTGCTGTTGGGGTTATTACTGGTCCACTTGATGTTTTGGCGAATGGGTTTGTTACTCTTGCAGCGATTAAATATGTAGGTATGGCAAGTGGTATTACTGCGGTTGGATCGTCTTTTTCGGGTATGGTTATTGGTGCGCAAGCCGCTACCGGTTCCATGATTGCTTTTACAACACAGGCGACACTATTGCAAAAGGTGGGACTTGTTGGTATGGCCGCCACCTTTGGTTGGATGGTAGGCAAACTGGCCAACGAATACGTTCCAGGTGTTAAGAAGGCAGCCTTTTCATTAGCTGCGTGGACGGATAAGATTTTTGATTGGACAGGTACTCAGAGCATCCAGAATCAGTTAATTAAAGATGCTGATAAGGCTGCAAAAGATTTAACCCTTACTTTTCATAAAGTTCCGGCTAATATTGCTATTGCACTTACGGTTGATAGTGATGAAGCTGTGGAAATGCAAAAAATACTCGATGAAATGCCGGAGACAAAAGACACGACCATAGTAGCATCTGCTGATATCTCGTCTTTTATGGAAGCATATAATGAGTTGCATGGAATAGTTCCGGATGAAAAAGATGTTAATGT